TCTCGGTAGTGCTCCGTGTTGTAGCGGTCGTCGTCGCCCATTTGCGCCTCACCTCCTTTCGAGCGGAAGTTCCTGCGTCATGTGCGCCTTTGCCATGCGAACGAGCGCAGGGTCTGTCTCCGTGTCTGGGTCGAGCGGGAGCGGGCGGATAAGAATCTCCACGCGGGGATTGGCTCTGTCGATGCCTGCGATTCGCGTCCCGTCGAGGCTTTTCACGAGCCGGTCGTCCGCGAGAATCCACCTCCGGAATTTCTGCCGCTTGCGTCCGCCCGTCGCCCGGTCGGGGACGAGCTTGTATTCGTCGCTGATGATGTCCTGCGTCGCCTGAATGAGCCCGTTCAGGTCGGGGTAGTGCGCCCGCCCTTCGAGGTAGTAGTGCGCCGTGAGCTGTACCGGCCCGTCGAAGTGCGGAAGATCGCCGTCGCGCTCCTCTTTCAGTCTGCACAATTCCGCTCGGAAAATCTTTTCGTACCGACGGTACGCCTTGCTCGGCAGAAGTGTCGCCCGCCGCGCGACCATCACCGCAGAATTTTTCTTCGTTGCTGGCTGGCCTTTGACGACGAATGCGAAACTTTCCTTGTCGATGATGATGCTCAAACCGTCTGCGCCTCCTTTTTCTTGCGCCGGCGAACATTTCGCTTTTCGCGGCACGCCGCGCACATCGTGTTCCCGCGCTGCCGCTCCTCCTTCGTGAGAGGCTCGCCGCAGTTGATGCATTCGCCTCTCGCCTTGCGCTCGCCGTAGAAAATGCTGTTACGCTTGCGCTCGTATTCGAGGCACGCGGGGCAAAGGGATTTCCCCTCTGCCGCCGGTGCGCCACAGTGAACGCATAGCCCTGCTTCCTTGCGCGTGTAGTAGCGCTTCATGTACCTGCCGCGCCGCGCCTTTTCGACAAGCTGATGCCGAACTTCGAGCCCGATTTTCTGTATCGGGAGGAATACGTACTTCATCGTGCGCCCTCCTTCTGCCGCCAGTCTTTCCCGCCGAGGTACACGCGCTTGCACATTCCGTAGATTCTACTGAGGATGCGTTGAGCCTGCGTGTCGTCCGCCTCGCCGCCCTTCGTGTAAACCGTCAGCCGCTCTGCGAGCTCTGCCGTGTCGTAGTTGGTGGTGATGATCGTCTGGAGGCTTTCGTTGTAGCGGTAGTTCACAAGGGTGAAAAGCTGCGCGCCGACCCATTCCGTGATGTGTTCCGCGCCGAGGTCGTCCAGAATGAGGCATGGCGTGTCCCGCGCTGCCTGCATTGTTTCCGCTCGCGTGTTCGTCTTGTAGCTCTGCCTGATGTCCTCAAGAAGATCGGGGACGGAACTGAAAAGAACCTCCTGCCCGCTATGCGCTTTCTCGTTCGCGATGATGGCTGCGAGCTTCGTCTTTCCCGTGCCTCGCGGCCCGTAGATGAAAAGGCTGATGTCATGCCCTTTGCCCGCCGTCGCAGCCCATTTCGCTGCCGCGACTGCTTTCTGGTTTTCTGCCGTCGGGATGTAGTCGCTCCACCTGTCGCTCGCGTAGGCTTTCGGAACTCTCGCGCATTGGAAAAGATTCGCGATGCGCTGCTGCTTGCGCTTGAGCTTTTCCCACTTGCAGAAGGTGATGGACGAGTGGAACGTCCCGTCTTTCGATGGAGTGACGAGCTCGATGACGCCGACGAATGAGCCGGTGTGCTTGCATTTCGTCCCGTCGCACCCACGGCAAAGGTCTTGCGAATCCTCAATCCGCAGAATGTCCTGCCGGTGTTTCTCCGCTTCCTCCGCTTTCAGATTGTACTTCCCACGGAAATTTCTGATGTTCGTCTGCCCATCGCATATCTTCTTTGAGTCGCCGCAGTCCCGGTGTGTCGACGTGATGCGGTCGAGAATCGCCTGTAACTCTGCCTGCATTCCGTGTTCCTCCTTTCGGCTTTTGCGCCTTGAATCCGTTCTTCTTCCAGTTTTCGAGAATGGCCTCAATGTAGCGAACGCTCCGACCGTTGAGCTCTGCCGCCTCTTTGATGGCTGCGACGAGCCAATCCTTTGTGTAGCTGTCGAGAAGGTCTTTGAGCTTGTCCGCCTCTATCTCGCCGTTGATGGGGTGAATGTTGTTTGAGAATAGCGTGATGACCTCTCCGAGATCGTCGTCGTATCCGGTGCCTTCCTCTTGCGCGTGTGTACCACCACCACCACCTATATTTACTTTACTTTCCTTTAGGGGTGTTTTTTCGTCGGAAACCCACGTTTCCGCGTCAGAAACTATAGTTTTTGTTGCGGAAACTGTTTTTTGCTGTCCGTAAGGATATATCCTATTCGCGACGTTTTGAGTTTCTGCGTTGGAAACTAGGGTTTTTTCGTCGGAAACCGTAGTTTCTTCCTTTTTCCGTCGCGGAAACGCATCTACGTCGAATCGGGGGTCTAGCTCGGCTTTTCGCTTCTTTACGGCCATCCGATATCGGCTCTGAATCCCTCGCGACGTCAAGATGTGGTACGCGGTGAAAATGTCCCGGTCGAAAATCTCTGCCTCGAAACAAGTGTCGACAATCCGCGTCAGAAGATCGGCGGAAATTGTCATTCGTTTCGCGTAAACGAATCGCTGCCGCTCCTCGAACTTCGTGTAGTAGCCGTTCTTGTAAATTTCGTCGTACAGGAAGTTGAGAACGCCGTAGGCGATAAAGCCCTCTTTCGCAACGAGGTATTCGACCTTGTCGTCCGTGAGCATATTGACGTCGTGAGGCCAGTAGTCGAGCCCTTCCTTTTGCGGCCTTGCCATTCCATCACCCGCCTCTCTGTCCAGCGCTCATGGTTCATGCCTCCTTTGCGAATGGCAGAACCTTTGCGCCGGTGTCGCCGAGCTCGCCGTCGGCTGCGCTTGCGTCCGTCGTCGGCTCGCCGTCGAAAAGACTTGTCTGCGCTCGCTTGCCGAGGAGGTATGCCCGCGCCTCTGCTTCGAGCTTCCACAAGCGGTCGACTGTGGACGGGCTGAAGTACACACCGATTTCCTTTTCGTCGACCGGGCATTTGCGCATCGGAGTGTTGACGACCGTCTCCGTCCCTGCCATCGGGAGGGCGAGTTTCGCGCTGATGATCGCGCCCATCCTGCCATCCTTGCCGTAGTGGAACTTTACGGCAAAAGGCTTGAGCCGCGCCGCGAGCTCAGGTGCTTCGAGAATCCCTGCGACCGAGCCGCGCAAGTCGTCCATAGCGCGGTAGAAATCCGGGGCGGCTGCCTCTGCGAAAAGCCCTTTGAGATCGTCCTCGCCCTTGTCGGTCGTGTTCGTGCAGTCGATTTCGATTTTGCCCATGCTCTCAATGACCTTGATTTTCTTGATGGTGCAAGATGTCCCCATTGCTTTAGCTCCTTCCTGCGACGTATACCGGCTTGCCGGTCGCCGCCTCGATGACGCGCTCGAATTGAGCGGGGTCTGCGTTGTCCTGCGACAAGTGAATCAGCCAGACTTCCTTCAAGCTGTCAAGATCGTTCGCGTGAAAGAAGTCCACAAGATTCTCTAGCGAGAAATGGCTCTTGATGAGCCGGTCTGCGAGCCCTTTGTCGAGCCGCCCTGCCGCTACGTTTTCTTCGAGAATCTTGTATGAGTGGTTTGCCTCGATGAGAATCTTCGTGAGGCCGGAAAACTTGTAGCGGAGGTAGTAGGTGTCTGTCGCGTAAAGTACGCGGTCGTCCTTGTCCTCCAACAGGAATCCCAACGGCTCTGCTGCGTCGTGCTGAACGTTGAACGCGCTGACCGAGATTTTCCCGACGTGCGCCGTCTCTAAATTCTCGATGACGTGTAGCCGGTGCTCGCTCTGCTTGTCGATGCCGAGCGCGTCTGCCGTCCCTGCTGACATATAAACGTCAACGCCGCGCTTCATGAAATCTCGCGCCGCCTTGGCATGGTCTTGATGTTCGTGCGTGATGAAGATCGCGGACGGGAGCTTGAAATGAACCCTCTGCATGACACGGTGATACGGGAGGCCGCAGTCAAGCATGACCGTGTCCTCCCCATTTCCCACCGTGTAGCAGTTGCCCGAGCTGCCGCTCGCGTATGCTGCTACGTTAAGCATCAGAATCCCGGCCCTTCATCGCCTGCCGGTGCGAGCGTCGGCTGTACCGGCTCTGCCTTTGCCTCTGCTTTCTTGCTCGCCGTCTTGACGGGCGGCTCCGTCGCCGCTTTGAGCTCTGCCTCTGGAATCTTGTGCGCGGGCTGAATCGCGGGCGGCTCTTTCGTCGGCTCGAATACCTCGCTATTCGCATTGACACGAATCTCTTTGCGGACGTCGCTGTTTGCGATGTCCTCTGCCTCGTATTCGTCCTGAAGGCCGAGCGTCAATTCCGGGGCGGTCGTGCGAATGAACCACGACGCCGCACGGTAGCGCAACATCTGGTCAGGCATCGTCTGCCACTTGCTGCCGTTCTTGCTGTACCAGCCCTCTTTTTTCGCGATGCCGATGGTGACCTCCGGGCCGGTGAGCACGTCGCCGGTCGCGAGCTCCTTTGCGTAGGCGACGACGCCCTGCGTGTCCGTCCCCTTCTTGCCCGTCTCCTTGTAGTGAATGCTGCCGTACTTGCCGCACGAGTTGAAAAGGGCAATCATCATCTTCGAGCTGAGCGCGGGCGTGCCGTATACGACGTACACATTCTGCAACATCATCAACGGGTCAGCGCCCATGCGGCTCGCCATGTTGAGGACGATTGCGCAGTCGCTTTCGTTGTTGCGGTAGGCCTGCGGAACGAGCGAGCTCTTCGCAAAAACCTTCGTGAGAATCTGGAGCTGATGAATCGCCGCCGCACTGTAGAATCCGGGGCGGATGTCCACGTTCGAGATCGGCTGCGCCGCCTCTGCTTTGACCGTCTGCATTTCGTTTGCCATTTGGTTTTCCTCCTTGTGTCCTGTGTGGTTAATCTTCTATCTCAACGTCGAGGGTGTCATGCGCCCCGTCGGCAATGAGCTTAATAACCTGCGTCCCGATGTCCGGGAGGCTGGTATAGCTTTCGCAGTCGTCGATGATGACTGGCAGCTTGACGCCGTAATACTCCGAAAGCGTGTTGACAATATCCAAGGCCGCCTTCATGCGATTGCCCTTGTTGAGGCCGTCCGAGAAAGGCACGCCGTCAATCAACGGCTCGCAGCATTCTTCGAGTGCGCCGTTGATGCGCTGCGTGAACATCTTCCAGCGGACGTACTTGAAATGGCTGTTGATGCCGTCCTCCGTCGCGCGAACCTTTGCCCGCATAAATTCCTCCGTGAGAAAAAGCTGTCCTTCGAGCTCCGAATAGACGCGCCCGAGCTCTGCTTCGTGCTCCTTCAGTTCTTCGATGCGTGCTTTCGTGCTAGCCGCCTGCTTGATGGCTACGAGCTTTTCGCGCCGCGTGCTGATGTCGAGGTCGAGCTGGCTGATTCCCATCTTGACCTTGATTGCCTCGCCCTCGCCGCTGTCGCGGAGATCGGCGATTTCGGTCTTGATGCGGGCTTTCTCTGCGAGAAGTTCCTTGTATGCCGCGTCGTCCTCTGCTTTCGTCGCGCTCGCCGGTGCTTCGACAATGGCCCGCGCCTCTTTGAGCTTGGAAGAAAGTTCTTCGATGCGTGCTTCCTTTTCGGTCGCCTGCGTGTCGATGGCCTTGACCTTTTCGAGATCGGCTGCGCGTTGCTCCATGATGCGCTTTCCTTTTTCGGAGATCGCCTTGAGCTTTTCCGCCTTGTGGACGTTGAAGTCGTCGGCTGCTTTCTGCCGCGCCTCTGCGAGCTTGTCAGGCGGGAGAGGCTGTCCGCAGTACGGGCAAACCTCGCTGACCGTGTCCGCTTCGAGCTCCTTCTTCTTTTCGACGCCCCATTCGGTGCGAAGATCGGCTGCAATCTTTTCCGATGTCGTGATGGCTGTCTGGAGGCGGTCTTTCTGTTTCTGTCCTTCTTCGAGCTCGCGCCCAATGCGTTCGAGCTCGCTTTCGCAACCGCGAACGACGCGCTCTGCCTCGCCGCGCTTGCGGCTGTCGTCTCCTTCGAGCTCTGCCTTGCGCTTCGTCATTTTGGCCTCGATGCCTGCGAGCTCTTTCTCGCGCTCGGCAACCTCGCCGCCGTTTTCGATGCGCAAAAGCTGTTTCTGCTTTTCGGCTTTCTGTCCTTCGAGATCGGCGATTTCAGCTTCCAGAAGTTCCTTGCCCTCGCCCGGCTTGTCTGGAATCGTGCGCGTCAATTCGTCGATGCGGGCGGGAATGCCTTTCGTTTCCTCGTTCGTCTTTTTCATCTTGCTCTGCAAGACTTTGCGCAAGTCCTCAACCGTGCGCCCGCCTTTGAGAAGTTCTTTGAGCGGGTGGAGCTCTGCGTTCGCCTCGATGATGTCAGCGTCCGTGACCGTCCCGCAAACCATCATGAGAACCTTGCGCCGGTCTTGCCATTTGGTATTGGTGCAGAAGTGGAGAGGCATGGACAGCACGGAGAACGTGTCTCCTTTGACGAGATCGCTCACGCGCCGCTCGTACTCTTTCTTCGACATCGGAACGCCGTCGATGCTGTAGGTCGTCGTGTGTCCCTTGAACTCACTCTCTGCCGCGCCCCGGTGCTTTTCCCATTTCTCTTTGAACTCGCGCTTGAGCGTGACGAAATGGTTTTCGTCGATGCTGAACTCTGCCTCGACCGTGTGCTCGACGCCGCCGTCGCTCGGGGTGCTGCCATCCTCGCCGCGCTTCTTAATCTGCGTGTCGATGGCCTTGCCGTCGAATCCCTTGCCAGTCATGAGCCAAGCGTATGCGTCTGCGATGGTCGTCTTGCCGGTGCCGTTCTTGCCGCGCACGGTGATGTTCTTGCCCTCTGCGTTGACTTCGAGCTTTTCGAGCCCTTTGAAGTGCTGAACAAAAATTCTGTTGAGCCTCATTTTCTTTTCGTCCTTTCTGTGATATACTGTCGTTGAGCTTCATTTAGGTTTTCGGCCTGAATGGTAAGTCCCGCAGCAAGTAGTCCCTTGCTCGCGGGGCTTTTTATTTTGCCCGATTTCCTGCATGAGCGTTACGCCTATGCAGGCTGCTTCGAGCTCCTTGATGAGCCTCGCACACCTGTCGAACGTCGGAACTTCCTCCGTCGTGATGATGTCGTCGTAACAGATCGCTTCGAGCGCGTCCTCAACATCTGCCGCCCGCCGCATGACTACCCGCAAGCGGAGCGCCGTAGAAGATACGCCGGCGATAGGCACGGGCGGGAGAATGAGCTTGCCTGTCTCTAGCTCGCCGCTCAAATAGCGGTAGCCGAGCGCGGGGTCTCCGTATGCCTGAACCATTTCCGCGACCGTTTCGTCTGGAACGTCCCGCCCGCTTTCGTAGTACGCGAGCGTCCGAGGCGAGATGCCAAGAACCTCTGCCGCGTACTCGCGGCTCATTCCTGCAAGCTGCCGTGCTCTGAAAAGCGTTTCCGCGAATCTTTCGTGCATTTCGTGTCCCTCCTTTTGGTGCGATAATGACCTTGATGGAACTCTCTGTCCATGCGTTCCTTGCGCTCGCCGCAAGTCCTGTCGTCTCTGCATACGGGAACGAGCTTGCCTTTGAAATACAGCTTGTGGAAGTCCTCCCACGGCTCGAACGTCCGCCCGCAGATGAAGCAGTACGGATGCTGCGTGCGCTCGCCGTTCATTTGTCGTCCGCTTCCTTCTTGATGAAGTAGTTGATGCGGAGCTTGTCGCCCGGCTGAATCTGGCAGTGCGTGTCCTGCAGCCACGGGTTGAGCTCTTTGATACCCTCTTGGAACTCCAAGATGTAGCGCCGCCCGCCCGTGTTCTTTTTCAGGAACGTCTCGCTGATGTCCCAGAAGGTGTCGCCCGGCTTGACCGTGTAGGTGTCCTCAATGAGAACTTGGTCGCCGTCGTAGTAGCCGCCGAACAAGATCGCCGCGCCTGCGAGCGCCGCAATGGCGATGCCCTTCTTGATGTGCGGCCTGATGCTCGCGTCCGAGCGGGCGATGCGAATCTGCCTCGCCTCAATGCGACGTTGAAATTCTGTCATGTTGTGCCGCCTCCTTCGTGCTGTAGCAGCGCATGAGCTCGCGGGCGAGCGTCGTGTTGAAACGCTCTTTCACGCTGTCGCTGAAATTCCGTAAGCGCACCCGCGCCGTGCAGCCGTTGTGCTTGACGATGATGATGCCGTTTTCGTTCATGTGTTCGGCCTCCTTTCTGACCGTTTACGTTGCTTTTCAACGCCTCGCAGGCAGAAAAAATCAGCCCTGAATGACAATTTTCATGCCGAGCTCCTTAAAAATCTTCCTCGCCTCTGGAAGCGTGAAGGAATCGTTGCTCAGCTTGCGGTAGAAGGTTTTCGGCGGGATGCCTACCTTTTCGGCAACCTCGCGATACTTCATGCCTCTACCTGCAATCTCGCCTTTGATTGTGAGCTCCATGCGCTCGCCTCCTCTCGCTTGTCATATAAATATCTCTTTCGGTTGATTTTCAACCCTGTCTGAATTATAGCGCGAACGGAACGTAAAGTAAAGAGAAATTTTCCCTATTTTGAGAAAAAATCCTTTTATATTGGAACTTTTCCCTTGTATATGGTATGCTTGACGGGAGGTGTCGTGATGAAAGAAGAAAAGCCAAAAACGCCGTTCCAAAAGAACCTCGCCCGCCTTTTCGTCGAACGCAAGCAGTCTACGCTCGCCTCTCGCGGAAAGGCTTGCACGCGAGAAGAATTTGCCGCGCTTATCGGTGCTACGCTAGGCTCTTTCCGTAGCTGGATGAACGGAGGCGGTGAGCCGTCTCTTTCTGCGCTCTAGAAGATTGCTGCCGCCTGCGACGTCTCCGTCGATTGGTTGATTGGCAACTCGCCTGAGCGCAAGCCGGTGTCCCTTGTCGCGTCGAAAGGCGGGCTCGTGTCGAAGATCGCCGGGGCTGATTCCGAAACGCTCGCGCAACTGGAACAATTCTTCGACTACCTGCAATATGCCAAACATCGGGGCGAATCTGTCTCCAATGACAAGTGAGGCCGTTCCTCTCGCCTGCCGTCCGCGATTGGCTGTCGTGGCACGGATTTCCTCTGCCGCCGTATGTCTGAAAGGAGAAATGCTGAAATGAAATATGCTGTCCTCGCCGCGAATTTCGATTCCTTCCTCGCGCTCGCTGACTTTGCTGGGCCGGGGAACTATGACCCATTCGATGCTCCGTCTGAAGCTGTCGAGGCCGTCGTCTCGAAAAAGTGCGATGCCCTGTTGCTTGACACGCCAGCCAGCCTGTCTAGCTCGCCGCAGGAGCTCGCCGCCGCGATTGCCTATGTCGTCGCCTATGGCGGCTCTGTCGTGACGCCTGACGGAACGCTGGGAGGCTCTGTCGCGTGAACGCTGCAATCTATGCCCGCGTCTCTACGGATTGGCAAGCGGAACATGGCTACTCTATCGAAACGCAACTGGAAGCGTGCCGTGCAAAGGCTCGCGAGATTGGGGCGGCCGTGATAAAGGAGTACGTTGACGATGGATATTCCGGGGGCTTTCTCGAACGTCCCGCGCTTGATGCCCTGCGTGACGCTCTGCCTGCCGGTCTGTACGATGTCGTAATCTTCCACGACCCAGACAGAATGGCTCGCAAGCTGATTCACCAGTTGATACTCACGGAGGAAATTGAAAAGGCCGGTGCCTCGCCTGTGTTCGTCCTCGAACGCTTCGAGAAGTCGCCAGAAGGCCAAATGAACTACCAAATGAAAGGTGTCTTCGCCGAGTACGAGCGTGCGAAAATCCGTGAGCGTACCATGCGGGGCAAGCGGGCGAAACTTCGTGCTGGAAAAGCGATAACTGATTCCCACATCTACGGGTACGACTTCGACCGTTCGACTTCTTCCTACGTCGTGAATCCTGCCGAGGCCGAGATCGTGCGCCGCGTCTATCGCTGGTACGTCGAGGAACGTGTCGGGGGCTGTGAGGTTATCGCAGATCGTCTGAACGCTGAAGGTGTGCCGGGGCCGTCTGGGAAAATATGGCGTCCTACCTCTGTCCGCAATATGCTCCATCGCCCGCACTACACGGGGAAATATTTCGCGAATACGACGTACCACAAAAAGACGGGGCCGCACTCCGAAAAGAGGCTGCCCCGCCCGCGTGACGAGTGGATTGAAATGTCTTGCCCGCAGATAATTCCGCCCGCGCTACATGAGGCCGCGCTCGCGATAAAAGACGGGAACCGGCATTACAAGGTCTGGAAGCCTGCCGACACGCCCGCCCTGCTGCAAGGGCTCGCGTATTGCGCCGTCTGCCGTCACCGCATCCGAATATCCGGGGGCGGTAAGCGCGGTATCCGCTGGTATTCCTGCCGCTCGAATGAGGATAAGACAATTCCGAGCTGCATGACGCGCACGATGGACGTCTCCGTCCTTGACGAGCTTTTCTGGGAAACGCTTGTCGAGCTCTGCAAGAATCCTGCCGCGCTCGCGTCCTACATCGAGGCTCACTCTGCCTCGCCTGCTGCGTCTCCGTCCGAGAGGCCGGCGAAGATCGCCGCCCGCCTGAAGAAAATTCATGAGGAAAAGTCTGCTGTCATGTCGTGGTTTTCGTCGTCTCTCATCGACCAGTCCGAAGCGACGGAACGCCTCGCCTCTCTGAAAGCAGAAGAAAGTCGCCTGCAGTCCGAGCTCGCGTCGCTCGAATCCTCTGCCTGCGAACGTCCCGAACGGATAGAACCGGCTGACATATCTTCCGCCGTGCTCGCTTGCCCGTCTGACATCGCCGCCCGTCGTCGTGTCGTGCTCGCCGTGGTGGAGCGCGTCTACCTCGCCCGCCGTGACCACAACTACGGGCATAAATATCTCTGCGACTTCGAGATCGTCTTTAAGTGACGACAAAAAAGAAAAAGCCCTGCAAGGAATCAACCTCGCGGGGCTTTCTTGTGCTCTAGGTCTGCAACCGCTGTCCAAAGGCTGCATGGCTAGAGTATTTGTCATGTGCGCTTGTTCCATGCCTCTGCTGCCGCCTGCGTCTCGCGGTCGGGGTCGTCTCCGTCTCCGACGTTGACTTTCGGCCCGCGTGCGAAACATTGTTTGCACCTGATGTAGACGCTATGGCCGGTCTTGCTGTTGCTGAGTTGCGCTTTCGTGATTTTGAGCATCGTGCCGCCGCAGAACGGGCACGGTTTGAGCTCCGTCTTTTCGTCGTTCACTTGTGCTCGCCTCCGTCGTTCATTTCGAGAATCGCAACGGCATCCGCGCACCGCTTCGTGTCCTTGCGGACGAGTGCCATGAACCGGCGAATGAGCTGCCATTCGTCGTCGTAGGCGCGAATCTGGTGAATCCCTCGCGCCTTGCTGTCCTCTGGATTGATGCGCGGCCTGCCCGCGCCCGCCTTTGCGAAATGACCGTTGTTGCGTCTGCCGTCTTGCGGTGTGCCTGCCTTTCCCATTGCTTATCTGCCTCCGAGCTTCAATTTGGTGCTTTACGCCGAATTATATCACGTCGAAAGGCCAGATTGCAATAGCTCCGTCGCCGTCCTCCTTGCGGTAGTGGTGGTACGGGAGATCGCCGTTGAAATGGAGCTTGCCGTCGAGCCCGCGTGCGAACGTGAGGAACGTCGGGACGACCCCGCCCGCCTCCGTCGTGATGTGGTTGAACGGCTCGCCCATCTGCAAGTACCCTTTCCCGAACGCTGCCGGTGGCAGGCAGTTCAGGAAGTAGTCGTAAGTCTCGCCGTCAACGATGTCGCCGGGCTTTGCGTAGTCGGTGTAGCTGCTTTTGCCCGTTTCGTCTGCGAACTTGTGCCAGCCCTTGAACGGGCGGTAGTTGCTCATCGTGTTCATGATGTCCTGCCTCCTTGTCAGTCGTCGAACGCTTCGAGATCGTCGAGCTCTTTCTTGACGCGCTCTGCCGCGTACATCGCGTTCGCCGTCGCCTGCCGAACCCATGCGCCTCGTGCCGGGCTCCACTTGAACGCGGCCCGCTTCAGAATGTTGCGGACGGTCGGCTCTGGTTTGCCGTCGAACACGAACTGCACGCGCCCTTCTTCGACCTTGTAGGTGTAGCTGTCGTGTTCTTCTTCCTCGCCCTCATGCTCTGCCGAGCGGGCGAGCGCCTTGATGCGTGCCTCCATGCGCTTGATATTCGCGTTATTGTTGCGGAGCTCGTAGTCGGGGAATCCAAGACGGCCGCAGAAGTCGGGAGTACGCAGCTTCGAGATCGCCTCCGGGTTGAATCCGAGCTCTGCGAGTTTTGCGTCGCCTTTCGCCGTGTCCTTCAAACGGATTGCCTTATTCGCGGCTTTCATAAGTTCCTGCCGCTCTTTCGCCGCCGTGAGTTTCACTTCGAGCTTCGAGCTCGCGTCCGGGTCGTATGCGCTGATGCCGCCCTTGCCGACGCCCTCTGCCTTTTCGCGGTAGTAGTCGGCCTTGTTGTGGAGGCGCACCGCGTTGTCCATCTTTGCCGTCATGCGGTTGCGGTAGGCGCGGTCGCCGCGCTCCGAGTGATGGCCGACGAGGATAGGCTGCCCGAAGGGGATTGCCTCGCCCATCTTGTGCGCTTCCTGCCACATCGCCGTACCGGCTGCGTCTGCCTCCTCTGCCTTGCGCTCGTAGTAGGCGCGTCGCGCTTCGAGCTTTTCTTCGTATGCGTTCATGGTACATCGTCCTTTCTTGTGTGAACGCCGTGAGCTTCATTTGGCCTGTCTCGTCAGTACCGGTAGGCCGTCCCCGGTAGAAGCGGGCTCGCGTTCCTCCGTGCGCGTCGCCCGCGTTTCGACTGCTTATGCTCCGAGCTCCTTTTCTTCTTCCAGCAGACGTTCCTCGACGTCCGCTTTCGCGTAGTTGAGAATGGCGAGCGCGTCGTCCTTTTCGATTGCGCCCGTCCGCATCCCGAAGTCTGCGAGCGCCCAGAACCTGCCGAAGTATTGCCAGATTGCCTCGCTCGCGGTCGTCTTGAGCTCCGTGTAGTAATCCCGTGCCGCCTCGTTCATGAGGTCGATGAGCTTGTCTTTTTCGCTGAGCTTCATTTGGTGTCCCTCCTTAATCCTTTGCCTCTCCGAGCGTTTCCGTGTACTTGAGCCCTGCCTCCTGAATTGCTTCAAGCATCGCCGCCGCGTGACGGATTTCAGAGGAAATCCAGTGAAGCTTGCGGAAATTCGTCTCGCGGCTCACATCCTTCGTGACGCTGACCGTGACAATGACGTCGCTGACGAGCTTGTGTTCGTACCAGTTGCTTTCCTCTGCGTTAACCTTCGGAATAGCGGTGAATGCGACGTACTCGCCGACCGGCTCTGTGATGAGGAAATTCCCCTCTCTCGTTCCGAAGCCGTGAATCTCTGCGAGGTCTTTGATGATTGCGTTGACTTCCTGCTTGTTCATGGTATGTTCCTCCTTCACTCTGCGTCGTTGCCCTTGATGATGTTGAACGAATCGAGGACTTCGAGCATGACGTCTTCTTTCGTTTCGAGCTCTGCGATTTTCGCGAGCTGGCAGCCGTAGGAGCCCGCACTCGTATGGCGACCTTCCTCTGCTTTCTTGAGCTCGTACTGGAGTGTGTCGATGAGGTCTTTGAGCTCGTCGATTTTGCGCTCGCGTGCTTCATTGAGTTTCCTCTGCGTTCTGCGAATTGCGATGTCGATTTCTTTCATTTTCGGTCGTCCTTTCTGCTTTCCTCTAGGCTGTTGTCCTGTCCCTTAACTTGATTACATTATAGCGCGTATTCAATATTTTGTAAAGCCCTAAATTGAAAAAATATGAGAAAAATCCAAGAAATTTTTCAAATACGCAAATTACGCATAAAAAGAAAGCCACAGGGGAATCG